TTATAAGTTATTTAGTATGTCTTTTATTAAATCATTGTCTTCTTTTAAGACATGTGAATATATGTCTAAAGTAGTTGATACTTTTTCGTGTCCTAGTCTTCTTGAAAGTGATACTATATTAACACCTTTTGATAATAAGAAAGTTGCGTGAGAATGTCGTAAATCGTGAACTCTAATTTTTTTTAAATTAGCTTTCCGTGCATAGAAATTTATATCATTTTCAAATTTATGCTTTGTAAATCCCTCAAATAATCTAGTTTTTGGAGTAGGTTTATACAACATTTGGATAAAATTCTGTATCATATCAGTAACAAATTTAGGACAGTCAATAATTCTTTTAGATTTAGGAGTTTTTGGAGATGTTATAATATCCATTCTATTTATTCTCTGAAAACTTTTATTTATCCTTATCTTATGCTTTTCAAAATCTATATCTGATATTGTTAATGCTAAAAGTTCACCTATCCTGATACCAGTATAAAATAATATATTGAATCCAACTACAGACTCTTTTTTATGTTCAATTGCCTTTATAAATTGATTAAATTCCTCTATTGTCCATACATTCATTTCATCAGCATTCTTTTTCCCTATAGTTCCTGCGGCTAAACAAGGATTTTTTTTCAAATTATAAAATTTGACAGCATAATTCAATATAGCAACAAGTTGATTATTAATAGTTCTTAGATAAGTTTGAGCATAATTTTTTTCCATTAATTCATTTTGCCATTTTCTAACTAATAAAGGTGTTATTTCTTTTATTTTATATTTTTGAAAAAATGGTAATATCTTTTTATTAATAAGATATTTTTTTGTTTCTATTGTATGTAATTTTAGCCTATTTTTTAAATCATTCATATAAGATTTACACAAATTTTCAAATATTATTTCAGTATCAGAAACAAAAGAATTTATGTAATTTCTTTCATACTCCATTGCTTCTTGCTTTTTATTAAATCCCATTTTTTTAACTTTTTTAGAAATTCCATTTTCTTTTATATAAAAAGAAACATACCATTTTTTACTTTTTTCATCTTTATATGCTGGCATAAAAATCACTATCCTATATTGTAACGTTCATTAAAGTATTTAATGTTTACTCTTCCTCGTTGTGTTAAAAATCCTTTTTCCCTTAACTCTTCGTTTAATTTTCTTATAATTTCATAAGCTTTTCCCTCTTTGACGTTCATAATCCTCATAACATCATTGTATTCATAAAACCATTTTTTCATCATTCCTCCATTTCTCTCAATGCTCCCCTCTTTTTTATATTAAAATGGATTTCCATCATCTTCATTTTCTGATATAACTTCAACAGCATCTTCTATATTATCGTTAGAGTAAGGTTCTGTTACTTGAACAGGCGTATTGTCTAGTTCGCTTTCATTTACACCCATTTCTTCTGCTTCATACATTCCGCTTAATTCTTCAATAAACGCTTCACGTAATGCTTGCACAATAGCTACTTTTGTTATCATTGTAACTGGGCGATTTTCCCAGTTTGTGTTAGGTGTTCCATCCTTTTTCTTTTGTATGTATTCGTCAAAATTAACTTCTTTTGTAATTGGATATTTCCAATCTTTTCTGTAAACTGTACACCAAGCCCCAACTAACTCTTCTTTATTTTTTCTAAGTATAGAGCCTTCACGTTTTATCAATTCCCCAGTTTCTTTATTTTCTACATATATCCCTACTTCTTTACCGTCATATTTTGGGTTTTGTATTGCCCTTTTTTCAACAGCATCTTTTGCCACTATAATTGCAGCTGGTTGGTTTCCATATTTTATTAAATAGGCATCCCTTATATAAGGATTAAGTCCTCTTGCTTTACAAAGTTTCATAAAGTACATTATTTCAGATTCTGTAACATTTGGATTATCTCCTGACAAATATCTTTTAACAAGATTTATGCTTAATTGCACATTGTCATTTCCTACTTTAAAATTCATTACCTTATCATCATTTTTGTGTTTTTCATTTCCTAGTCTTCCCATTTTTATATCCTCCTAAATTTGTTTGCTTTCTATTTTTATATATTCCAATCCGTAACTATCCACCAATTTTTTAAAGTCTTTCAGAAATTGGCTTGGAGCTTTTGGAAATCTTAATGTAATATCATAATATTTACCGTTTACGGCTGTTTTTTGAGTTTTCTTTACTTCATCGTTTTGTTGTTGTGTAGCCTTGATTGCTTCCTCTTTTTCACGTTCTTTTTTTACTTCAAGTTCAGCCAGTTCTCTTTGTTTTTCTTCTTCGGCTTTCTGTCTCAAATTTTCTTCTGTCTGCTTGATTTCGTTCTTCTTGCTTTCAATTTTTTCAGTAATAAGGTTATAATCCTCAGTCATTAAAAATTTCATTGATTCAAAAGTTATCATAAATTCAATTTCTGAATTTGCCTTTGCAATTTGTGAATTTATGAAGTCTTGTTTTTTCTCAAGCTCATCATATTGTTTTTGTACTTCGTTCTCAATTTTCTTGAAAGTAAATGATTTATCTAGCCATTTGTCATTCCATTCCAGGAAAATTTTTAATCCTGGGTTTCTTGTGAAGATGTTATTTATTTTCTTCTGTACTTCAACTTTCTTTTTTTCTCTTATTTTTTCATCATATCCTTTAAGTTGTTCGCCAATAAAGTTTGATATCCCCTTTACTTCTTTTTCATAAGTTTTAAGAGTATCAATGAGTATTTCGATATCAGCATTTGCCTTTTTCTGTATTTTCTTTCTCTCATCACTTATTTTCTTCTCAAGTTTATTTAATTTAGTTCTTTCTGATTTAGCTATATCAATATCATCTTCAGTAACGATCCAGCCTTCGTATTTCTGTTTAACAATTTCCATAAAGTTTTTCAGGTCATCAATATTGCTTACAACTTTTGCTGGCACAAGTTCAGTTATTTCAAATTCAATTACTTGTAATTCCTGTGTTCCCATTTTTCCTCCTATATTACTAATCTTCTTTTTGATGGTGGCTCGATATCATTAAGTATAAACGAATTGAACCATATCTCTTTTTTTATAATTTCTTTTATATCTTCCTCATCACGTTCAATAAAATATTGTTTGATTTCATGTTTATTATTTGCAAAAGCTAATTTTATATCAGCATATAATATTGCATATTTCCAACCAGTTACGTATAGATAATGTTGAATTTGTAAATAATATTCAATTGGAATATCATTTTGCCATTTATCCTTGTAAATTTGATATGAATGGCATGTTGCCGTCTTGATTTCTAGAACTCCCATTTCTCCCTGTTCGTTTTTCAATGTTCCGTCAAGATTGGCACTCATAAAACCAAATTTAAGGCTCTCAAGCGTTTTTTCGAGTTTATCCACAGTATAATTAGGGTTGTTGATTTTAAAGTGTTCTATAAGTAGATTTTCACTTAATTTTCCACGTTGTATTGCCTTGTTATCGCTCAGATCTTCCTGTTCACGCCTGCCTGTTTTTTCTTCCCATAAAGTTACAAGATTTTTATATTCATTGTAGCCCATTATAACACTTACATCGCTTCCACCAATGTGCTTTTGTCTTATGTTATGCCATTCATTTTCATTTCTGTAACTTATTTCTTTGTATTTCATATTTCTCCTTTCCCCCGCCTATTTACAAGACCTCATGAATTCCTTTACTGCTCTAGGACACCACCACAGCAATATAGCCACCAAAAACGGAAAAGCCACATTGCCTCCTGCTATCCAATGCTCTTTAACTCTGATAACTTCGATCTGCATTAGAGCAGTTGTTAGTATTAGAATTATCATCTTGATTGCGTTCTTCGTTGTCAAAATATTAACCCTCTCCTTTACAAATAATCGAACAATGGTGTAAATTTGCCAGTTTCGTCAATATCTTTTTTTATTTGTTTGCACCATTCTTCAATTTCTTTTTTTGGAAAAATTCTTTCCTTTTTAACTTTTTCAAATAAAGCGTTATAAACTTCATTTAATTTCTCTTCAGGAATTCCGCTTTCTCTAAGAAGTCGCAAAATTCCATCTTTTGTTGTTTTATCTTTGATTTCATCATTTTCTTCCTCCATTTCTTCAATTTCCTGTTTATCCATTTCAGCTTCAAGCTGTTCTCTTATTGTCATTTAATCACTCTCTTTCTATTTCACAATTTACTATTTTAAATTTATTCTTATTTGCTATTTTTTTGAATTTAACTTTGATTATGTTCTTGTCTTTTGTTTCTAGCTCAAGTATTCTTTTGTCTTTGTCTAATGTGTAAGCCTCAACAGAATAGTATTTGCTAAAAATTGATTTTACTTTTTTGCAATCTGTCCTAGTTCAGCTGTTTTTAAATTATTTAGTTCTTTTATTAATTTCTTATACGTTTTAATCACTCTCCTAATTCTTTAATTTTTAACTTAAATTCTTTAATTTTCTGCAATACATCTTCTTTTCCATAAATACAAGAAACTTCACAGTCTGAATATCTTACAGGCTTAAAGTACTCTTGTGTTTTCTTGAATCCTCTTAGCCAGAATCCGTGGCTTGCAAGTTCAATTGTAACTGAAACTTGTGGATTATTTCCTCTAAGTTTTCTAAATTCCTCTATTGCTTGCTTTTCTTCTTTTTTATATTCCATTTAGCCTCCTAATTTTAGATTTTTAACAGCATTATAGATAAGTTTAATTTGATATATTGATATGCTTTTTTTGTTACCAGACTTGCTTTTAAAGGCTGTAAAAATCTTGTTTATTAATATCTTATCCAAACCCACAACAGTAATTGTTATAGGCTTGGTAAAACATCAATTACTTTTTAAATAATTTTTTGATTCTGTTTTTCAATTTTTTAGCTTCTCTTTCCTTTTTCACTTTCTCGTTGTTGCTGTTTACTAATGTTACTGATTCAAAATTCATTTTACATCTCTCCTAAATTAAATTTTCTTTTTCTTCCTGCAATTACACATTTTATTTTTGATACGTTGTGAATCATATCTGATTTTTCCATAATCTTTATCAAATCTTCGTTTCCGTACTCTGATGGGCTTAATTCGTATTCATCATATATTCCGTCGTATTCAAAACCTTTTATTTCATCTTCTGTTACATCAGGAATTCTCTTTTTCAGTTCTTTAAAACCGCTTTCATAGTATTCCATTTTTGCTATGCCTTGCTGTGGGTAACCAAAGCAATTTTCTTCTGCCCATTCTCTTATTATTTTTTTTCTTGCTCCTTCTGCGTATTTTAATGCTTCACTAAAACTCATTTTTATCATCTCCTATCGTTTACATTTAACAACAAACTGAGTAAAAATTTTTTTGTAAAATTTTATTTACACAAATATTATATATCTTTTGTTGTTAAATGTCAACACTTTTTTTAAAAAATTATCAAATGACAACAAAAATATTGTATAATTATAGAAAAAAGGGATGATAGTTATGTCAGATTTTAGAATAAAAGACGAACAATTAAAAGAATTAGGAAATTATTTAAAAAAAGTTAGAGAGAGTAAAGATTATTCGTATGGTCAAGTAGCGGCATATACAAATTTGAATAAAAAGGAAATATTTATGCTTGAAAATGGACAAAAGAAAAAGCCTAATCCTTTTTATTTAAAGGCTTTATCAGCCTTTTATAGAATAGATTTGAGTAAACTGTATAAAATAATTGGATATATGGATGATGAAGATGAAACGAGTGACGAAATAGAAAACTATAAAATTGATGATGAAATGTTAAATTTGTTAAAATTATTAGATGTTAAAAGTCAAAAGAATATTTTAAATGAAATGGTGGAAAAAATTGAATATATAAAATTAAAAAATGGCGATTATAAAGAAGCAGAGACTTTGATACAAAAGGTAAAAGAAAAAATAGATGAATTATAAAAGAAAGGGATAATATGGCAAGACGCGGAAAAAGTTTTACTACTATTTTAAAACAGGCTGCACGTGAGGCAGAAAGAAGTAGAAAACGTGCAGAAAGAGAACGAGTTCAAAAATTAAATGCAATGAAAAGGGAGCAAGTAAAAGCCGAAAAAGAATATCAAAAACAATTACAGAAAGAATATGTAGAAAGTAATCAAAATTATGCTAAGACAACGAAAGAAAATGCTGAAAATCAACGTAATACTTTTTTAAAAATAGCTAATCATATACATATAAAAAATAAAATTAGTTTGTTGGATCAGATTAGAGAAGATACATTTGATGAAGAACGTCCAGAAATATCTGTTAAAACTGTATTTCCTAAACCAGAATATAAAGAAACTTTTATGTCAAAAATAATTCCTTCAATTAAGAGAAAGAAAAAAATACAATATGAAAAAGAATTGAAAGAATGGAAAGTGAAATGTGAAGGAATTAAAGCTGCAAATGAAGAAAATTTGAGAGTTTTTAACGAAGAATTGAAAATTTGGGAAAATAGAAAAATTAGTTTTTATGATGAACGTGAAAAATACAATAAAAGTATAGAAGAATTAAATAATAGATATAATAAAAACAAAAAAGAGGCAGTTGAAGAATATTTTGAATTAGTCTTAGATGCGATAGAATTTTCATACGAAGGTTTGGAGGGAGATTATGATTTAGAGTATAACGAGTTAAGTAAAATATTAGTGTTAGATTATGTTCTGCCAAATATAGATGTGATACCAGATTTAAAAAATATGACTTATGTAAAATCACGAGATGAATTTAATGAAACGTATATAACTGAGAAACAAAAAGAAAAAGTGTATAATGAATTATTGTATGGATTAGTTTTAAAAATTGTAGAAGTTTTATATTCAAAAGTTGAAAATGATAGCGTGAAATCAATAGTATTTAATGGTTGGATAGAAAATATAAATAAAGCAACTGGAAATGAACAAAGTTTTTGTTTATTAAGTATACAAACTAAAAAAGAAGATTTTGATGTTATAAATTTAAAGCAAGTTGACTATAAAACTTGTTTTAGAAAATTAAAAGGTATTTCAAAATCTAATTTAAATGATTTAATTCCTGTTGCTCCAATATTGAATATAAATACAGAAGATAAAAGATTTATTGATAATGTTGGAATAGGTGATAAAATAGAGGGGATAAATATAGCAAATATGGATTGGAAAGATTTTGAATACTTAATAAGAGAATTGTTTCAAAAAGAATTTGAAAATGATGGAGTAGAAGTAAAAACTACACAAGCAAGCAGAGATGGTGGAGTTGATGCAGTAATGTTTGATCCTAATCCAATTAAAGGTGGAAAATACATCATACAAGCAAAAAGATATAACAATTTAGTAGGAATATCAGCAGTTCGGGATTTATATGGAACAGTTCATAACGAAGGTGCTACAAAAGGGATTCTAGTTACTACTTCAGATTTTGGAGCTGATTCCTATGAATTTGTTAAAGATAAACCTTTGACTTTAATAAATGGAAGTAATTTATTAAGTTTATTACAAAAACATAATTACAAAAATGTAAGAATTGATTTGAAAGAAGGGAAATAAAGTATTTTTTAAGAGCTTTAAAAAGGGCTCTTTTTTTATTAAAAAATAAATTTTTATATCCGTTGACATTTAACAACAGATGTGATATAGTTTTAACGAGGTGATAGTATGGCTAGAAAATATAAAAAATCAAATGAACACCCTGAATTTGCTAGATTTAAATATTTGATAGAAAAGAATAAATTGACGATAGATGAATTTTCTAAAAAAATTGGGTATTCAAGAAATGCAATTTATAATTTTTTTAAATGGGATAGGAAAAAACAAATCCAGCAAATATTTAGAAAATTAAATTTTTTTGATTAATTCGTTGTTAAAAGTAAACGGTTTAATTACTTGATTTTTTTAAAATAATAATTAAATTAATCAAGTCAGCGATTTCTTTTAATTTTTCATCATTATTTTCCATAATAATTACTCCTTTCTAAAGATGTAATTATTTTAATAATATTTGAATTGATGATTCAAAAAGGAAAGGAAGGAGGTGTGAGATGAGTGAAAAAATAAACTTTTATGATTATAATGACAGAATTGACAAAATAAGAAAACTTACAAAAGAATTTAGAGAAATTATAGAAAAGAAATTCCCAGAAATAACGGAAATAGATGTTGAATTAATAACCGAAACGCTGGGAATTGAATTGAAACATTATTTTAGAAAATTTTGATTACATACCAGGAAACCATTCTTTGGCTTCTTTAAGCATTTTGTAGGCTTTTTTCATAGCGGTATTATTTTCTAAAAAATCCATACCTTCTAAAGTTAATCTAGGATTATTGATACCGATATGTATATGACCGCTTATTGAAGTTATTGTTGAAATACCTGTTATATAATTTTTTTCTTTGAGTTGTTCTAACATTAAAATTAGTCTTCTTTCGGAAATGCCTAATTTTTTTAAGTTTAGAGTTTCATCAAAATTAAAATTATTTTCTTCGTAAGCAACATCAATGGCTTTTAATATTCTAAAAATAGTTGTATCTAAAGACATTAAGTAACACCTCCTTTCTGAATCATATATTTGGAAGATACTGGCAAGTAGAACTCAAAATATATAATTTCAAATTTGGTATATTACTTTGTTAGCACTCTTTTCTAATTAATGCTAACATAGTTAGCATATCACAATATTTTGTGTTTTTCAAGGAGGGAAAAATGTTTAAAGAATTTTTAGAAAAGTGCCTAAGATATGAAAATTTGTATATCTTAGAAGAAACAGGGAATGGAGAAAGAATTAAAAGAGTTAGCAAAAGACATGGGAAAGTAACAGAAGCAAGTGTATTGCTATTTGATTTCAGAACTAAGAGAACGACAATAAACGAAATATATCTTAACAGTCAAGGATATTTCGTGGTTAGGGATCAGAAAAGATTGAAAATGGAAAAATTTAAGTAACAAAAAAAGCACTTCAAATGAAGTGCATAAGCCCCTAAGGGCAGAGGAGTAGAGGTGAAATTCATGTCCTATCTATTCAAGCTGTAATAAATAATTACAAAAAGAATAAATATCGCAATGAAATCTACCATCTCACTACCTCCTTATTCAAAATATTGCGAGCCGATGAAACTCGCATAGAATAATTATAACAAAAAAGACTGGAAAAATCCAGCCCAATTTGCCATCGTTTTATTTAATATCTTGAATAAGTTCCCTTAGGAGTTACCCCAGAGTGATTATATTATATCACAAATTATAGAAAAATCAAAATAAAAAATAAAGGAACGTGATGAAAATGGAAAAACCTAACTATTTTGGTATATTGCCAGCTAACGTAAGGTATGATAAGAATTTAAAACCTATGGAAAAGATTTTGTATACAGAAATTTCGTCTTTGACAAATAAAGACGGATATTGTTATGCAACAAATTCTTATTTTTCTAGATTATACGAAGTACATAAAAATACTGTTGGAACTTGGATTAATAATTTAGAAAAACAAGGTTATATAAAGACGGTTTTGATTTACAAAAAAGGTACTAAAGAGATTATTGAAAGACGTATTTATATAAATCAAAAAATTGATGTTCCTATCAATGAAAAGGTTGATACCTATCAACAAAAAGATTTAGAGCCTATCAATGAAAAAGTTGATACCCCTATCAATGAAAACATTGAGGAGAATAATACAAGTATTAATAATATATATTTATATAAGGGCAGTGAATTTGAAAAAGCATTTTCAGATTTTAAAATTATGAGAGTTGGTAAAAAAGAGCCTTTATCAAAACCAGCAGAGGATTTAATTCTTATGAAGCTATATAAATTGGCAGGGGATAATGAGCAGTTAGCAATAGAAATATTAAATAAATCGACTATAAACAGCTGGAAAGATATTTTTCCGCTAGATAAAAAGCAAGGAGGAAATAAAAATGGAAACACAGGAAATAAGAGAAGCTATACAAGAAATACTGAGAAAAAGGGGTTTGACAAGCACAATGATTATAAGCCAGACTACTCAAAGGGATTCGATGACTGGAATTAGTGCTCCAAGTGTATCAGCTAGTATTTTTAAAGAGCAAGATATTAAAAAATATATGGGTTTATCAAAATTAACGGAACAGGATTGGCATAAAAGATTTGAGAATGCAGAAGTCAAATCAACCAAGGAAATGGAATTTAAAAAGTCATTTGAGAAGTATTGCAAAAACTTTGAAACAATCAAACAAAAAGGGCTTGGGATATTAATGAGCGGTAATCCTGGAACTGGCAAAACTTATTATACAACTTGCATAATGAATGTTTTGAATCAAAAATATCTTGTTTACAAGACAACTTTATCTGATTTGCTAGAAGAAATCAGAAAAAGCTATAAAAGTTTTGAAAATGAGAATGATGATTTTTTATTCAGCAGATTATCCAAAGCGGAATTGATAATTTTTGATGACCTAGGAAATGAATTTTTAAGTGACTGGGGAAAAGAAAAAATGTTTATGATCCTGAATTTCATTTATGAGAATAATAAACCGTTAATAATAAACACAAATTTAGATGCTAAGCAATTATCAAGCTTTTTCAACATAAACGGCAGTGATAAATTATTGGACAGAATCCGAAGCAAATGCAAAACTTATATTTTTAATTGGGAAAGCCGAAGAAAAGATTTATATAAAAAAGATTTTGAGGAATTGTATTAGGAGGATAAATGCAAAATTTAAAAAGAGAAAAAGACAGGCTAAGCGTCGAGAACGACAGCTTAAGAGAAGTGAATAAGATACTAAACAGGAAAATGACAGAAATAGCAGAAGAAATAAAAGCAAATGGAACACAGATTGATGAAAACAGGAAAGAGATTGAACGGATTGATAAGATTTTGAAAATTAAGATGAAAAAAAATAAACAAAGTATATAAAATCAGGAGGAAATAAAATGTTAGGAAATAACGTAGTAGACTATATGATAAATAGCTGTAAAGGAGCATATAATTTAGAAAATGCGAAATTAATTAAAAAGAACGTGGAAGACAAGAAAGTTCAGTTTGTTTTTAAAAGAAGTGATTTAAAATTAAATATTGAATTTGCAAATGATAAAATTTCAGGAATTATATACAACAACTTTTTAACGGATTCACAAAGGGAAAATGTAACAGAATCTGAATATTGCACAAGATTGAATGAAATGCTTGAAATTACAGATATTGATGATATAAATAAACTTGATGAAATTTCAAGAAATATCATCAAAAAAATAAATTCAGAAAAGTTATTTGGAGAAAATCCGAAAAAATTGCTTTTGAACAGAGAATACAGAGAAAAACTTGTAAAAATAAAAAGATTTTTCGGAGCAGAGCCACAACTGCTGAAACTTTATGAAGAAATTGAAGAGCTGCAAACAGCATATAGAAATTACAGAAAAACATTTTACAAGGACGAACAAAATCTAATTGAAGAAATAGCCGACTGTTTTGTTGTAGCTTTACAAATCAATAAAGTAAAATTGGTTAAAAATGTTATTAGAGGCTTGATTGATAATACTAAAATCTTTAAAACTGAAATGATTGAAAAAATCATAAGAATGGTTAAGTTTAAAATCAATCGTACAGTTGAAAGAATTGAAAAAGGGCAATACGGAACATATAAAATTGAATATAAAGTCACTAGAGCTACACAGGAAGTTATCAGCGAAGAAAAAGAAGTTGAGGTAGTAAATTCTCCAGCGAAATCATTTAGCGTTGCAGAAAGCAAGAAACATAGCCGTGAGGAGAAAGAAAAAACAAAAAAAGAGAACAAGGTTTTTGAATTTGTGAAAAAGAATGAGCCATATTACTATAGGTCAAAAGAGGTGCAGTCTGGTACAAAAATACATCCAACTGAATGTACAGAAATAGTGAGAGAATTGATTGACAGGGGGAAAATAACAGTTATAAAAAAAGGGAGAGACGGTATATACGGAGCAACACTTACAACCGTTCAGGAAGCAGAGGTAACTGAGTAATGGCAATAAATGCAGGGAAAAAATTTGAAAACGACTTTAAGAATAGCGTTAATACAGATGAAATATTTTTACATAGATTCAAGGATGGAACAACAGGAACTGTAAATGGACAGATGATCAGATTCAAAAATAAAAACTTGTGTGATTTTTTACTTTTCAAGAACGGCTTGCTTGTCCTTGCTGAGTTAAAATCCTTTTTAGGAAAATCAATGCCATTTACAAATATAAAAGATACAGTTGATGAACAGCAAACATTTTTGTACAATTTACGACTTGAGGCAAAGAAAAATAATGTAAAAGCGTATATGATACTTAATTTTAGGGATTTGTCAGAAACTTATGCAATAGATATTCATAATTTTGATGAGTTTTACAAAATGACGAATAAGAAAAGCATCAATATAGATGAAGTGAGGCAATTAGGAAAGCAATTGTTTCAGCAAAAGAAAAGAACAAACTACAGATACGAAATTAGCGACTTGTTCAATTAGGAGGAATAATGGGTAAAAGATTAGCAAAAAATAGAGTTAGAAGTATTTTAGAAGAATATCCAGAAACACGGAATGCTGAAAATCCCGACACATATGTTATGTGCTTAATATTGGTTGAGGACGGAATAATAACGCAGGATCAAGCGGCAAAGATATATGACGGATATTCAATTAACAACATAGTTAAAAGTCGTCAGAAAATCCAAAATTCAGACAAGGAATATGAGCCAAACGAGGAAACTAAAAAGAAAAGGTATGTAGGATATATGAATTTCAGACACGCCTGGCGGAAAGGAAACTTGGATGTCTAAGAGGATGAGCAGAGAAAACCAAAAATTAATTTACTGGTTCATAGACTGCTACGCTTATCATCTGAAAGGTGTAGACATAAATTGGCAGACTAGCAAGCAAAAGCCTGCCATTTCTGACTATTTTCTTTACAAGGCAAAGGAAGACTTGAAAAAACTTTATATCAGGCACAGTGGCAAGAATATAAAGGGATATGAGCCTTTTAAAAATACGGAAAGCAAGCTGAAAGACAGAATTGGAGATATAATTGACAAGAATTACACGAAAGAGAGTAAAATCAATATAATCACAAATGATTTAATGGATTTTGTAACTGATGAGATTCAAATGTTGTTTATCAAGTTGAATGATACTTTTAGCTTGGCACTTAAATTAATGAGTAATACTGAAGCTGTGGCATTTACTAATTTCTTATTTGACTATTTTTTGCAGAACGATATTGATATGTGGCAAGAGATACACGAACTATACAGGCAACAGGAAAATAGAAATTGGGTGTACTGGATGTTAAAAAAGAAAATATGTGTTATTACAGGAAAGCCAAATGCACAGTTGGCACATATTTCAAAAAGTGCTGGAGCATTAGGAGGTTACAAATATGATAAAGGGATAGGGAACAGTTATTTGCCTTTATCAGCAGAGTGGCATATAGGAGTAGATCACGGAGTTGGTGGCGGAAGAGATAAATTAATGGCAAAACTTAAAGAGTTGAATATAGAGCCTTTTGAAATAAAGATTGAGGAAGAAGTTAAGGAATTGAAGAAAATATATAAAGGGCATTTTAAAGGATTTAAGGAGGAATAGAAAATGACGCAAAAAGAAAAACAGAATTATGAAAGAATTTTTTTAGAAATCTGGGATAATAATTTGCTAGAAAAAGGGCTCTTGATTGAAATGTGTCAACTGCTTGAATCAGACAAGAAAAAAGAAAATGGCGATGGATTTACATTATTTTATTACAAAACTACAAATGGTAGAACGTTTGTGATAGAAGATGATGAAATTCAAGGAACTTTGGAAATTTACGAGGAAAAATAAAGTTCAGTCGTGAAAAGTCGTTTTTATTAGAAATATGAATTTTTATTGAAAATAATAGATCCAAGATAAAACCATTTTGTCGAAGTCAGCAAAATGGTGTCGAGAACGTTTGGATGGTGCAGGGAAAACGATAAAAATTAGGAGGGAGCATGAAAAACAAGGATAGAATGCAGTTTAATTTAAAAAACTGGAGAAAATTAAATTGGAGCTTATGGAACAAGGAAGACGAAAATAAAGCAAGTTTTGAAAAAATATTGAATAAAGATAAGTATAAAAAGAAATAGGAGGATTTGAAAATGTCAAAAAAATTAATGAGAATAGTATTTGGTTTTATATTTATAGTTATAGGTGCTGCACAAATTTCACAAGCTAAAGATTTTTTGGATTTAAGTAAATTAGTTCTAAGTTTTGCATTCGGTATGTGGATATCAAAATGGATTTAAAATAATTTAAGAAAGGGAATTGAAATGAAAAAAATATTATTAGCAGGACTTTTAGTAATAACTATAAGTTGTAGTACATATTATGAAAAATTTCAGCAAGAGTGTAGGCAATATAAAGTTATAAAAAAGTTAAAATCTAAAACAAGTAAAAAGATATATCTGAAATTTGAGAATGGGAGCATATACGAAGTATCGCCAATATTGGAATATGAGGATATAGAAGAAAATCACAAATTAAAGAAATGTGATTTCTTAGAAAATAGATTTGGAAATTAGGATAATAACAGTTGAATATTTTTGGTCTTGGGGTATAATATATATTATATTTTGGAGGAAAAAAATTATGAAAATTTTAAAGAAAATTAATATTGAGCTTTTAATTGTATTTTTGATTGGTTGTATTTTAGGAAATTTAACGATTATTAAAGAATTTTGGATGAAAAATTTGGAATTAAGAGGTGTGATATTAACATTATTCGGGACTATTTTAGGAATTTTGATAACAAATTCTGTTAATTCTAAAAATTTAGAAAAAGAACAAAAATTTAGAGAAAAACTTGAAGAAAAAAAATTCTTAAAAGGAAAATTAGAAATTATAGTTGACGAAATGTTTGCTTATGAATTAGAGGCAAAAGAAGCAATAAAAAAATCTGAAATAGGTAGTTTTGATAGAGGAGAAAAATATAAAAAAGCATTTTATTTAAGTCATATGTATTTCCCAGAATTGCGCGGAATAATAAATCGTTATGATTTAAGTGTGAATCCTAGAGGATTTTTTGAACGTGGATCTGGAGATACAAGAAGAATTGAAAATTTATTTTCTAGACCAGAAGAATATAATAATTTTTTGAAACAAATACCAGTAGAACTAGAAAGAATAAATAATATTTAATAAACCAAATAAAACTGGTCTTTTTTAGACAAAATATATTATATTTAGAAAGGAAAACAAAATTAAATGAATGAAAAAGACATAGACAGAATAGCGGACAAAATAATAGAAAAAATGAAAACTGACAGAGAAATAAAAACAGAAAAGCAATTAACGCCATTTCAAAAGACGGAAAAATTATTATCAGAACTGTCGTTATTGAAAGGTGCTATTGATTCTAAAAATATGCTTATAGAAGATTTGAAGAAAGAGGGCATATCAATTCAGAAAAAGAAAACAGAAGTTAATGTGCAGTCTAGCAAAGTATATCTATCAGAATTAGAAAAGGTTGAAAATAGAATTGAAAAATTACAGGAAGAAATCGTAAGAATAGAAAACGTTGTTAATATGGTTGAGAGAGCATTAGGTACAATTAGGAATAATAAATATTATGATATAATAGAAATGAAGTATTTCGATGAATTAACATTTGAGCATATATCTGAAAAATTAAATATAAGCGTTATAACTGCAAAGAGATATAAAAATAAAATGATTAGACAGTTGCAACTAGTTATATTTTCAGATGATGTAATAAAAAATATATTAAATTGAAAAATGATACTTTTTTGATATTGTATATAATTTTTAATATGTTATAATATGTCAAGATGAAAGAGTATGAGTTGAGTACTTGTTATTGGATCCTTGATTTATATAAGGACAAGACAGTTTAAAAGCTGTCTTTTTTTGTTACAAAAAGGAGGAGGTAGCATTGAAATTAAATACTAGACAAAAGGCTTTTTGTGAATATTATGTAGCTTGTGGAAATGCTACTGAATCCGCAATAAAGGCTGGGTATAAAGAAAAGTATGCAGGTGTAAATGCTGATAAATTACTAAAGAATACTAATGTTTCTAAATATATAAAAAAGATAATGGAAGAACATGCAAATAATAGAATAGCTAAGGCTGAAGAGATACTGGAGTTCTTAACTGCAACTTTAAGAGGAGAAGTAACTGAAGAAGTAGTAGTGGGAGGATTTGGAAAATCAGCAACAGAAAAAATAATTAAAAATGTAGATTTAAGAGATAGGTTAAAAGCAGCGGAATTGCTTGGTAAACGATATAGATTGTTTACAGATAAAGTTGAAGTTGAAGGAGTTGTGCCTGTTATGATTGTAGGTGAGAGTGAACTTGAAGAGTAGAAAAGTGAATCTGCCGGAACTGGTTGGAAAAGGATACAGAGATTTTTGGAACTTCAAGGGAAGGTACAAGGTTGTAAAAGGATCAAGAGCAAGTAAGAAAAGTAAGACAACGGCATTGTGGATAGTCTACAATATGATGAAATACAGGAATGCAAATACTCTTGTTGTACGCAAGGTGTACAGGACTTTGAAAGACAGTTGCTATTCAGATTTAAAATGGGCAATACATAGATTACAGGTTCAAGACTGTTGGGAGTTAAAAGAAAGTCCACTTGAAATAACATATAAACCTACTGGACAAAAGATTTTATTTAGAGGTTTTGATGATCCGTTGAAAATTACATCTATTTCAGTTTCAGTTGGACAATTATGTTTTTGTTGGGTAGAGGAAGCATATGAGTTGACAGATGAAGTAGCGTTTAATATGCTAGATGAGAGTATAAGAGGTATAGTTGAAGAACCATTATTTAAACAAATAATCATTAGCTTCAATCCTTGGAATGAGAGGCACTGGCTTAAAGCTAGATTTTTTGATAGAAAAGATAAAAATATTTTAGCTCTTACAACTAATTACCTGTGTAATGAGTGGCTTGACGAATCTGATAAAAAGCTATTTGAAGACATGAAAAAGAATAATCCTAGGCGTTATCAAGTTGCCGGCTTAGGCGAATGGGGAGTAACTGATGGACTTGTCTATGAAAATTGGAGAGAGTTGGAATTTGATTGGAGAGAAATTTTAAATAAAAGGCAAAAAGCAAAAGCAGTATTTGGGTTAGATTTTGGATATACGAATGACCCTGCTGCTTTTTTTTGTGGGATACTGGACATGGAGCAGAAAGAAATTTATGTTTTTGACGAAATATATCAAAAAGGAATGCAAAATACAGCTATTTACAACAATATAGAAAAGCTTGGATTTAGAAAAGAAATAATAGTTGCAGATAGTGCAGAACCAAAGAGTATAGAACATTTAAGAAGTTTGGGTTTGACTAGGATAAAAGCATCTAAAAAAGGGAAAGATAGTATAAATGCTGGAATACAGTTTATCCAGGATTTTAAAATTTTTATCCATCCAAGGTGTGTAAATTTTTTAACAGAGATATCTAATTATGCTTGGGATAAAGATAAATTTGGAAAATCAGTAAATAAACCAATAGATGATTTTAATCATTTAATGGATGCCATGAGATATGCACTTGAGGATTATATGAGAAATAATCGGATGAAGACAATTAATAAAAATATATTGGGGGTGAGATGATGGAATTAAAAATATTGGAGAAAGCATTGTGGGATTTTTTAGTAAATGATTTAGCGAGACTACAAAAACTGGAAGATTATTATGTTGGTAGACATAAAATATTGGAAAAACCTAATAGGTTGAAGGAGAAACCAGATAGTAAACTTATCCATAATTTTCCAGGCTATATAACTACGATAGCAACAGCTTATTTTATTGGGAAAAATATCAATTATAAGTTGTTGGAAGATAATTTGGCTAATGAGTATGAGATGATTGGAAAATATTTAGCAACGGAGGAAGAACAGCAGTGTAATTATGAGCATGCTGAAAACTGTTCGATTTTTGGGCGGTCGTATGAGTTATGGTATAAAAATATAGATAATACGATAAATTTTAAAACATTGGATCCTCGAGATGTTTTTGTTATTAGAGATAATACGATAGACAAAAATATTAAATATGCGATTCGGTGGAATAAAGAAAAAAACGAAAACAATGAGTATGATTATATTTTGGAGATTTATGACAACAAAACTGTAACTGTCAATACATTTACTTCTGTTATGGATTATGAAGGGATTATACTAACTCCACAGGGGCAAGGCGAAACTAGATTACACGGATTTAACAAAGTACCAATTATTGAATTTATAAACAATAAAAGGAAACTTGGGGATTTTGAAAAAGTGATTACATTAATTGATGGATATAATGAGGCAGTATCAACATCGTTAGACGATATGAAAGATTTTACAGATGCAATCCTTGTGCTTACCAATATGCAAGGAACTGATGAAGAAGATATAGAGAGTTTGAAGAAAAACAAAGTGATGTTATTAGGAGAAAATGGAGAAGCTAACTGGCTAGTAAAAAATATAAACGATACATATTCTCAAAATAATAAAAATAGACTGAACCAGGATATTCATAAATTTTCTTTTATTCCTGATATGCAAGATGAAAATTTTGCTGGAAATAGTTCAGGCGTGGCATTAGGGTATAAATTGTTAGCACTTGAACAACTAACTGCGCAAAAAGAAATGTACTTTAAAAAAGCATTAAATGAAAGACTAGAGTTAATTTTTGATTATTTTGGATTATCATTGAAACCGTTAGATATTCAAAAAATATTTACAAGAAATACTCCTGAAAATTTGGTTGAACTTTCAACTGTAATAACAAATTTACAAAATGTTGTATCACAAGAAAGTTTAATATCATTACTGCCTTTTATTGAAGATACTGAAGCGGAATTGAAAAAGATTGAAAAAGAAAATCAAATTGAGCAACCGTTGGAATACAAGGGATTAAAAAATGAACAGGAAAAAATAGATGAAAAACAAGAATAAAGAATATTGGGAGAAAAGGCAACTTGCACGAGAAGAGTTATCATTTAACAAAGGTACAGAAGCATACAAAGAATATGTAAAAATACTTAGTGAGAGTAAAAAAGAAATAGAGAATAAAATAGCCCAATTATACGCTAAATATCAACAAGAAGTGACAAAACTAGGTATCGACAAGATTCAAGCGAATAAACTGCTTCGTGGTATTGAGTATAAAGAATGGCGATACGATATAGGAAAATATGTAGAGGAAATTGAAAAGTTAAAAAAAAGTAATCCTATTGAATTCAGAAAGTTATCAATTGAACTTGAAACACTGGCATATAAAAGCCGTATCAGCCGAATGGATAATTTAAAAGCTGGTATCGACTATGAACTTATACAGGCAGGAGAGAAAATAAAGGGTAAAGTGACAGATACACTGGCTGATGTTTATGAAAACACTTATACATCATTTGTTGAAGATTTGAATTTTAAAAAAGGTGCGATTAGTAGTGATACAATAAAAATGGCACTGGAACAAGAATGGAGTGGAGCTAACTATTCAAGTAGAATATGGAGTAATGTAGATAATTTAGCGAAAGCGATAAAAAATGAAGTGATTGTTGGACTGAATAAAGGTATTAACTATAGAACTATGTCGCAAAATATAGCTAAGAAGTTTGATACAAGTTATAAAAATGCTGAAAGGCTAGTAAGAACTGAAACTGCCCATATACAAAACCAAGCAACGCTTATGGGGTATAAAGATTCTGGAGTTGTTAAGTATGAGTTTTTAGCGGTATTGGATAGTCGAACAAGTCATACTTGTGCTAGTCTTAATGGTGAGGTGTTCAAGACGGAAAATGCAATGGAAGGAGAAAATTATCCGCCAATGCACCCTCGTTGCAGAAGTACAACTGTTCCTTATGAGTATTCAGATGTTTTTTCTGATGAACCTGAAAAAGAAGATTTTGAAAATAATGAAAATGAGGGTATAATCAATAATAATGGTACTGTTTTTGTTGAAGGTGGTAGATACAGAAATATAGGGAATATTAATGCAACGGAGTATAAAGATGAACCGCTGGAATTGTTGCGAAGATATGAACAAAAAATCGTTAAGAAAAGTAAAGAAAATGCGTTAGTAATAGCTAAAAATGGAGATATTTATATTTTGAAAGGAGATGAAAATTCAATACCAAGTCATAAGATGACTAAAATTAATTTTGAAGACGCTTTGTATACTCACAACCATCCTAAAAATAGTAATCACGAGTGGGGATTTAGCAATGATGATTTTAGTTCGTTCACTAATTTGAAATTGAAATATTTAGCTGCAATTGATGAAAAGTATATTCATGAGTTATCAAAAGACATGTTTGAAATGAAAGATATGATGGCGGAGATAATAGCAAAGCAAGGTGACTTACTAGATAAAATGACATTTAAAATCTGGAGAGAACTAAAGCAGTATGAAACAGCAAAAAAAAAGGGATTAAGGTATAGAAGAAATGAAATTAACGGTAGATAGTGAATTATATAAAAACTTTAAAAAATTAAAAGAAGCAGAAGAAAGAGTTAGTACTGCTAAGAATAGCGAGGAGAAAAATTACTTGTATAAGGAATATCTGAGAATGGATAGAGAATTTTTTGAAGAATTGAAATGCTCTGAGGTTGCAAAAGAGATAGGTTTGATTGTTGTACGAGAATTGTATGAATTGTATTTTAGTGATAAAAAATCAAAAGAGTAGTTTAACGACTGCTCTTTTTATTTGTCGTACTGAGGGACATTAAACATCTAGGTAGAAAATAATAGTCGACAGACTTTAAATGGGAGGGACAGTTATGTCAGAAATCACATTTACACAGGAACAAGTAGATGAAATGATTAAAGAAAGAATTGCAAGAGAGAGAAAAAAGTTTGAAAGTGAGAAAAAAGAATTGGAGAGAAAGCACGGTGAAACGATTGAAGATTATGAAACAAGAATCAATAATGCCAATCTTACTGCAGAAGAGAAGTATAATAAGAGCCTTGCTGAACTTCAAAAACAACTTGATACTTCAAATACGGAACTTGCAACATTGAAAACTAATGAGATGAAAAAGGCTATATTAGGGAAATATAAAATTCCAGATAGTTTTTTAGGCAGCATTACTGGAAATACTCAAGAAGAGATTGAAGATAGTGTGAAATCTTTTTCTGAGAATTTATCTAGTTATCTTAAAACACAAAGCGGAGGAACACCAAACTCTTTAAATGGTGGAAGTGAAGGAGAAAAAGATAAAAAAGATATAGGACTTGAAGCATTTGATAAGGCTTTTAGTTCTTTTTAATTTAAAGGAGATGATAGAATATGGCAATGATTTATACTGAATTATTTGCAGACAAAATTGATGAAAGATTTACAAGTGAAGCAGTATCACAGAAAATAGTAAATAATGATTACAGCTTTGTAGGTGCTAAAACTGTAAAAGTTACTTCGATTAATACGGTTGATAATAGGGACTATAACAGAAATACAGGTTATGGAAATGCGGACATTTTACAAAATTCAATCCAAGAAATGACATTAACAAAAGATAGATCTTTTAAAATGCTTTTGGATAAAATGGACGAAGACGAGACAAAAATTAAAGCTGGAGAAGTGTTGGCAAGACAATTGAGAGAAAGAGTAATTCCTGAAATTGAAAAATATAGATTTGAAACAATTCTTAAAACCTGTGATACAAAATCACAGACAGTAACAGGACTTGCGGCTAACAATGCCTACAACAAATTTTTAGAAGCACAGGAAAAATTAAATGATGCGGATGTACCTCAAAACAGGATTGCTTATGTTACACCTGAATTTTTAACAAAATTGAAAAAAGATGAAAATTTCATCAAAGCTTCAGATATTGGGCAAAATATAAAAATAAATGGATTAGTAGGAATGGTTGACGGAGTACCGATAGTAAGAGTTACTAAAAAATGGATGGAAATTAAAACAGGAGTAGGTGGAGCTACAACTAAAAATTACGGTTGTTTAATTGGACATAATTCGGCAACGGTTGGTCCTGTGAAATTAGCTGAATATAGAGTAGTTACAGATTCAGAAAATTATTCAGGAACTTTATTTTTAGGTAGATTTTATTATGACTGCTTTATACTTGATAACAAAGTAAAGGGTCTAGTTGCAATTGAAGCGTAGTAAAAAAGTGTGGTTAAAATGCCATACTTTTTTATTTTTAAGAGGTAATAGAAATGACTGAATTAATTGATGAAATTTATGAAAAAATAAAAATTATTTCCGATGTAACACCAAATGAAGCAAAGACTAAATTTGCTATTGAGAGCATTGTTCAAGATAGTATTAACTATATGAACCGAGAAGACTTCCCAAGAGAATTGATAACTCCTATAACAAAATATATTTTTAAATATAATTTTGATAAAAATAGAAATATAAAATCTATGAAAAGTGGAGATAGGCAAGTTGAATTTGTAACGGAGTTAAATGATGATGTGGAATTTAGAAAAAGTTTGAATCGTTTTAGAAAACTTGGAGTTATAAAATAAAGGTGGTATGTGATGTTTGAAGATTTTTTTGATACCGATGTGATAGAAGAAGTTAAAAGAAATACAAAAACAAAGATGGAATTTGGTTTGACAGTTCAAGGTTGGGAAGTCGTTTATACAAATGTTAAGTGCCAGTTGAGTGCTGGAATTTTAAGAGCTACTGAGACTGGAGTTATAAATAGTTCTAAAAATTCGTATAAGATATTTGTTAGTAGTGATGTAGAAATAAAGCAGAATGATATTTTGATAGTAAATAAAGGTGGAATAAAATATAAATTTAAAGCCAATAAACCTATAAAGTACACTGATTTTTTGGAACACCAGGAAATATCGGTAGAGGAAGTGGAAAAAAATGAAACTTAGCGGTGACTGGGAAAAACTGGCAAAAAAATTAGAAAAGTTAGCTACTGATACTCCACAAAAAGTTGGAACTACACTTAAACAAGTTGCTGAGGAAACGATAAAAGAAGTGAAAGGGCAGACCCCTGTAGATACTGGGCAGTTGAGAATGGGTTGGCACAGAGAAGATGGTGGAAATTTTAAACAGTTAATTTTTAGTAATGTAGAATATAGCATTTTTGTTGAGTACGGTCATAGAGTTAGACACTCGAATAAAGTAGTGCCTGGCGTATTTATGTTGAAAAAAACTATAGAAAACTTAGAGCCTGTATTTAAAGATAAAATAGGTTCGACAATAAGAGCGGAGTTTGAATAATAATGGAATTTATGGATTTTATAAAAGCACTGAGCAAAAAAATATACGATTTTACAGATAAAGAAGTTGGAATTGATAATATAAATGCTTTGACTAGACCGTGCTATTATATCCAAGTAATTGACTACAAAAATGAGTTTTTTGCGAATTATAAAAAGAGGATATTCATTAGCTTAGACATTATATATATTCCTGAAAATGATGAAAAAAATAATACAATGGAAGTTTATAAAGCGCTTGATGAGTTGGATAATATGTTTGAAACTAAAGGTAATAAGATTTTAAAAGTTAAAGATAGATGTCTAACTTTAAAAAATGAGCATACAAAAATGGTAGATGGTCTAGGTCATTACATTTTCGATTTAGATTTATTTGATGTGTATGGGACTGATTTAAGAACTTTTGATAATAGTATTGAAACAATAAAAGAGGTGTTGAATAATCCTGACACTGAAGAGATGGAATATGAAATATTAAAAAAATTACAGTTATTTGATGAAAAAGGGGAAAAAGTGCCGTTATTTGATGAAAATGATAATTTAATTAGTGAAGAAGTGTTTAAAAAATTATCGTTATTTGATAAAAATGGAGTTCCTTTTAGTTATAAAACAATGAAGAATTTAAAAATAAAAAAATTAGGAGAGTGATAAAATGGCAACAATTGGACAAATTAATCCAAGTCCTAATATCGGTATTGCATTTAAGACTTTGGCAAGAACAGCTATTCAAAGAAGTGAGAAGGGTATTGTTTGCTTGATTTTACGAGATACTAAGGCGATCCAAAAATGGTACACTTTTAAGACTATATCCGATGTTGAAACGGTTAAATGGGATGAACATAGTGTTAAGTATATTAATTTAGCAATGCATTATGGGGCATTTAAAGTATTGGTAAGAGTTGTGCAAAGTGATGAAGACACAAATAAAGTGTTGAAAGATTTGGAAATGAGAAAATTCAACTGGTTAGCTTATCCACAAGCATTGGAAGCGGAAGACCAAACGGTTGTAAATTGGGTAAAGCAGCAATTTGGAAATACTGGCGCAATTGGTAAAACTGTAAAATATGTGTCAAGTTTTGCAAATAATACAGACCATGTGGCTATTGTAGAACTTGCAAATGGTGGAACATATAAGTCCATTTATGGAGATTTTACAGCACAGGAATATACAGTGGCAATAGCTGGACTTATTGCGGGTATGCCGTTAAATCGTAGTGCAGATAATTACACTATGAGTGATTTAAAATCTGTTGAAGACTATGAACCTAAACTTGGTAAATTTAGTTTATACAACGATGAAGAAGTGGTTAAAGTGAATTATGGAGTTAATTCTAAAACTACATTTGACAGCACTTGGAAAAAAGATACAAGAAAAATTAAAGTAGTTGAAGGTATGTGCTTTATTGCTGATGATATAAGAGATACTTTTAAAAATTATTGGCTTGGAAACTACATAAATGATTATGACAATAAAATGAATTTCTGCTCAAATATAACTAAAGTATATTTCAAAGAGATGTCACTAAATGTGTTAAACGGGGATTATGACAATAAAGTAGAAATTGATATTGAAGCACAGAAAAAAGTAATAATTACAGATGGGCTAGAAGTAAATAGTATGACGGATTTGGAAATTTTACAATATCCGACTGGCGATGATGTTTATTTAACTGGTGATGTAAGGTTTGTAGACACTATGGCTTCACTTAGTTTAGTAATGACAATGTAATAAAGGAGTTGATAAAATGTCGGAAAATATAAAAGGAAATAGAACAATAACAGGAGCTTATGGAGAGTTATGGCTTGATAATGAAAAAGTGTTGGAATTAAAATCTGTAGAAGCTAAAATTACAGCGGAAAGAAAAGATGTACAGTTGGGGATTTCTGTTGACAGTAAAATAACTGGACTGAAAGGTGAAGGAACTATAAAAGTTTTTAAAGTTTATACTCGTGGAAAAAAAATACTTGAAAATTGGGTAAAAGGAAAAGATGTGAGAAGTAGAATAGTCACATCTATAAAAGATCCTGATAGTTTACGTGGACAAGAAGAACGGGTGTCGATTGATAATGTTTGGTTAAATTCGATTGAACTTGCAAAATTTGAAAGAGGAGAAATTGTGGAAGAAGAAATTCCTTTTGGATTTACTCCTAGCGATGTTAGATATGAAAATGCGATAAAATAAGGAAAGGTAGGTATGGAATGAAAAATATAACAGTGGAAATGTTGTTGGAAAACAGCAAAAAAATAGAAAAAAAAGACACAGTAAAAGTTAAAGTTGAAGAATTGAATGGAGCTATTTTAGAATTAGAAGTATTGAACAGAATGGAAATACTGGATATTTTATCCAGTAACAGTACAGACAAAGACAGTGAATTAATTTATACTGCAGGGAAAATATTTAAAGATGAAAAATTGATTACTGAATTGGGTTGCCAAATGAATCCAATTGAAGTTGTACCAAAAGTACTAAGCCAATCTACCATAGTAAATATTTCAGAATTACTTATGAAGAAGGCTGGATGGAATGAAAAATTTACCGTTGAAGAAGTGGTTGAAGAAATAAAAAACTAATCAAGGGCGACTGGAAAGCAAAAACAGTCGCTCACTATTTAAATTGTGGACATAGTCTGCAAAGTCTAAGGGAATTAAGTAATTCGGAGTTGTTATTTATGTTTTTTATGATTGGAGGTGGATTAGAGAATGAGTGAATATAAATTGAGTGCTTTACTTGAATTGAAAGATAAGTTTACTAATGTAGCACAAAAGGCTGGAAGTTCATTGGGAACATTGAAAGATAAAGTTGGTGGCATAGCTGGTAAAATAAAAAATTCTTTCAGTGGAGTTCAAGGAGCATTGGCAACTGTTGGAGTTGGTATAGGAGCAGGTACAACAGTTAGTGTATTAAAATCTTCTGTTGAAGCTTATGCGAGTTTGGAAGACCAAGTTAGAAGAAATAAGGCTATAATGGGGGCTACAGTACAACAAGAAAAGCAACTTATGCAACAAACAAGAGATTTGGGTAGATCAACTAAATTTACAGCTCAAGAAGTAGCAGAAGCACAAATGTATCAAGCTATGGCTGGTATGAAAACCAATGAAGTGTTAGAAATGACACCAAAACTTTTGAAAATGTCAATTGCGGCTGGAAGTGATTTTGCTCAAACTTCCGATATAGTCACAGATAACTTGACAGCTTTTGGTATGTCGTTAAAAGATTCTGATAGACTTATGGATGTAATGGTTGCAACAAGTAATAATGCAAATACCAATGTACAAATGTTAGGAGAGGCTTATAAATATGTTGCGGCAACTTCAAGAAATTTTGAAAGTTTTGAAGATGTAAATATCTTATTAGGGGTGCTTGCAGATAATGGAATTAAGTCTGGTCAAGCTGGGCGAAATTTAGCAGGAATTTATAGAAGATTGGCTAATCCATCAAAACAAGTGGGAAATGCTTTAAAAGACTTAAATATTCAACTTTATGACCAGCAAGGACATTTTAGAGGATTAAAAGCATTATCTGATGATTTAAAAATTGCTACGGCAGGTCTTACACAGGAAGAAAGAAATAGATATTTAACAATGATTGCTGGTGGAGAAGGTATGAAAATACTGGCTTCTATTATGGGAACAACAGAAGAAAACTATAACAAAGTTGCTAATGCTGTAAGAAATTCTAGTGGTGCAACGGATAAATTTGCTGATGATATGAGCAATACAACGGCTAACAAAATAGCACAATTTAAATCGGCGATAGATGATTTGAAAATATCGTTAGGAGAAGCATTCGCCCCAATAGCGACCAGGTGGATGGAAGACTTTATGAAAAGAGTTGAAGAATGGCAAAAAAGCGGGGCATTAGATCCTGAAAAATTAAAAGGGCAAGCTGAACAATTAACAAAAGGTGCAGAAATAGGAATGCGAGGAATTATAGGAGCTAAAGGTGCAATTTGGGGAGCTCAATTAGGAACAGCAATTGGTGGACCAGTAGGAACAGCAGTAGGTGCTGCAATTGGTGGAGCTATTGGATATTATACGCCGGAAATAATAAAAGGTTTAATAGAACCGAAAGACCCAAAAAAAGAAAAAGAAAAACAAGAAGCTATAGCTAGAGCTTTTACTCCTGGAGCAAGTCAATCTGGTTATAATTCTAGCGATGGAAAGTTCCGCTATATGGGATATTCTGATGTTAAAGTACCTTCGATGGCAGAAGCACAAAAAGAAGAAGCATCGAGAATTGCAAGACAAAAAGAATATGACAGAAGGTCATATGAAGCTTTGCAGAAGGTTGTACTTGATATAAATGCGGTCAAAGCAAGGATAGCACCACAGCAAAATTTAGCACTTACTCAGCAAGATAAGACAGCACAATTAACAAGTGCAATTTCACAACTTGTATCTAAACAACAAAATAATAATCCCTTGCAACCATTTGATCCGAGCGCTATAACTAATGCTATCAGTTCTGGATTAAGTCCATTAAATAGTTTACCAAGTCTTTTGAATACTAGTTTGAGCACAATGCAACCGCCAATACCACAACCAGTATCAATAGAACAAGTTATAAATCATCAGGCTAATGCACAAATAGCTGCACAATTGTCAAATATAACAATAAATGACACAGCAAAAATTGAGAGTATAGCTAGACAGATAGCACAGAATGTTAGTCAGAATACATATAACACTATGATGTCAAATTTACAAGCTCAAATTCAAGCGTCACAATAATCTATGAAAGGAGTTTCAATATGAGATCAATATTTATGTTATTGCACGATACAGAACCGTTTATTTTTGTGATTCCACCGTCGGATTTCAAAATTACGAGCAGTCAAAACAGTGAAGTTGTAAAGATATTAGATGTTGGAGAAGTAGCATTAATAGGAGAAAAAAACATAAAAAAAGTCAATTTTTCTACATTTTTACCTGCTAAAAAATCTAAATTTTTTAATTTTTTACTAAATCCACACTCGCCGATGAGTGGTATAAAAAAATTGGAGAAATATAAAGATAATAAAGAAGTTTTAACTTTGGTAAGTGCTAATTATAGTATTTATTTTAAATGTTATATTGAACAGTTGGAATATGAAATAATAGAGAGAACAGGAGATATTGATATTACAATTGATTTGATAGAAGCTCGGAAACAGACAAGATTGATTGATGATGTTAATGAACTTTATGAGCGATATACTGGGAAGACTTCGCCAATTAAAGAGTATCAACTGGAAGAGAGATTTGAAAATTTAAAGAGTGGATTAAAAAATAAAATAAAAGAAAAAATTGATGGCTTGATTAAAGTTTAAAAAGGAAGTTTGAAAATGTTAAAGATTGTGATTAATGATAAAGAGCATATAAAAAAATTTGAACGAATTATTTGGAAGGGTGGAATAAATGGAACATCACGAACATTAGAAGTAAAATATTTAGATGATAATCAAATTGCTAATTTAGGAGATAAAGTGGAATTCTATGTTGATGCTGATAAATTATTTATTGGTAAAGTTTTTTCTGTTGAAGTTGTTGGAGATAGTAAAATTAGGACTTTTAATTGTTTTGATAACTCCATATATCTTAATAAAAACTATTTTGTGAAAAACTTTAATAAGAAAAAACCGTCACAAATATTGAAAGAAATTTGTGGAGAGTTAAAATTGGAAGTTGGAAATATACCTGAAGACAAAGTGGATTGCACTTATCCAGCAGTTAATAAGAGTGGATATCAAATAATTTTGAACGCTTATACGATTCAGCATAGAAAAGATAAAAAAATATATTCTATTGTTAGTAATGATGGAAAAATAGAAGTTGTGGAACAAGGAAGTTTGGCAGATGTTATGCTAAATTCTGAGCAAGATATAAAAAGTTCTAAATATGGTGAAGATATTGAACAAATGGTGAATCAAATTGTTATTTATAAAACTGAAAAAGAAAAACAACAAATAGTAGATAAAGTAGAAAATAAAGAGGACAAGGAAAAATACGGATTATTTCAAAAAGTAATGCAGTATGACAAAGATAGGGATAATATCATTAACGCTAAAGAGATGTTGAAAAGCGTTGAAAAAACAGGAAATATCACTTGTCTTGGTAATGTTTTGATACAAAGCGGTTATTCAATAGGAATACACGAGCCACACACGAACCTTGTTGGTAGTTTTTTAGTGAAAAATGATACACATACTTGGGAAAATGATATGTATTATTGTGATATAGAATTAACTTTTGAAAATGTGATGGATAAATCCGAATTTGAAGAAAAGCCAAAATCGAAAAAATCAAAAAGTAAAAAGAGTAAGAAAAACAAGAAAGGTGAGAAAAACAAGAAGAATGAGAAAAAGGTAGGTGCTAAATAATGAGCATGTTTGAAATACTTAACGATATGATTGACAATGGAGTGCAACAGCAATCCAACAATTTTATAAGAGCTAGTGTCACTAGTCCACCGCCTGAATTAAAAATAAAATTTGATAATGTGGAAATACCTTCAGAGCAGATTTACTGCTCTAATTTCTTATTACCGCATTATCACAGAACTTATAAAATAAATGGTGTTATTGATGAAATAACAATTGATGCTACAACTCAAACGGCAATAGGAAACGGACCTGCTTCACACACCCACGACCATTCAACAATTAAAGGTTCTGGAACTTATAAAAGTAGTAAGGATATATGGTTTGAAGACACTTTAAAAGTTGGAGATGAAGTTCTAGTTTTAGTGCTGGGGATAAATTATGTGGTAGTTAGTAAAATAGTGAAAATGCCAAGTGGTGCAATAGAAGGAGTGTAAATATGGATTTTGAAGAATTGTTTTTGAATCAAAACATAGAAAAAGAAAAAAAAGAATTACCCCTTTTTAAAGAATATGCAATTGATTTTGATACATTAGAACCATTGAAAAACGGCGATAGACTTGTTGAATTGACAGGAAATGAGGCACTTAAAGTATGGATATTTAAAGCACTTAAAACTAAAAGAAATTTTTACGAAATACATTCGGATAGTTATGGAAATGATTTGGACATACATATTGGTACGGTTTATCAGGAAAGTATAAAAAATGCTTTGATTATTTCAGAAATTAAAGATTGTTTATTAGTTAATCCGTATATTTTGGACTGCTATAATTTTGAATTAAACTACAACAACGATGATAATAATTTAAAAGTCTCTTTTAATGTCTCTACCGTCTACGGAGAAAGTGAGGTGTTATACAGTGAATAAAATAGAAGCGAGGAATAAGTTTTTATCTAATTTGGAAAATAATTTTTCTAAAATAGAAGGAACATTTAATTTTGACATTGCGAGTGCTTACGGAATAGAAGCTGAAGCAATATATAAATTGCTAGAATTTTGGGTTAAGCAAACTTTTATTGATACCGCAACAGAGGATGAATTTGTTGACTATCATGCAATGCTTTTTGGGGTAACTAGAAAACAAGGAACTAAAGCAACTGGGGAAGTATTAATAACAGGAAAACCTGGCACTACGATACCCGCTGGAACAATAGTATTAAAAACAGATGGTACAAAGTATCAATTGCTTTATGATACAACAATATTATCAAATGAAAAAGCGATTGCTGTGGTGGAATGTTTACAAAGAGGGGAGATTGGGAACTGTGCTATTGGAGAAATAGCAAATTTTGAAATTGCTAATGCTAATATTTTTACAGTGATTAATGAGAAATCGTTTACAAATGGATATGAAAAAGAACCTAATGATGTTTTAATATCAAGAGCGAAAGAAAGAATACTAAAACCAGCACATAGTGGAAATATTTATGATTATGAGAAATGGTCAAAAGAAGTAGATGGAGTAGGTAGAGTTCTTGTTGAACCATTGTGGAATGGAAATGGAACGGTAAAAGTAAGGATTGCCAATTACAAAAATGGAGTAGCCAATGAGGACTTAATACAAAAAGTAAAAGAAAGAATAGAAGCAGATAACGGTAGACCAGTTGGAGCTAATGTTACTGTAGTAAGTTTTGATAATAAAGATATTGAAATAACTGTTGGAGTTATATTAAGCCGAGGGGTGAAATTAAGCAATATATCAGATTTAATTATCTCTAAAATAAAGCAACAGATAAAAGATAATTCAGCGATTTATACTTTGAATAATCAGGAAATATTATCAATTAATCGAGTTGAAAAAATAATTTTATCAGTTGATGGAGTTGAAGATTGTAAAGTTTTAATTAACAATGATACAAAAAATATAATAGTAGATAGTAATGAAATATTAACAATAACAGGAGTTGTTGTCAATGAACAGTAAAATAAAGGTAATATCGAAAATCGCTAGAAATAGTTTACAAATTGACTTAATAAAAAGTTTGATAATGGAAACTCAAAATATAAAAAAAGATATCGAAAGATATAATGGATTTATCTTTTTAAACTTTTTCAATGAAGAACAGGTTTTAAAATATGAAAAATTTATGAATTTAGAACCCGATTTAAATTTGAGTTTACAGGATAGGCGGGATAGAATTTTATATCGTTTATTATCAAAGCAGATATTTTCACCAGCTAACTTAAAAGAGCAAGCCAGAATATTTACAAATGGAGAAGTTGAAATAACAGAAGTGTTTAATGAATACTATTTTATTATAAAATTTACAAGTATTTACGGAGTACCCCCAAATTTAAAAAATTTTATTAATTTTATTGAATTAAATAAACCTGCTCATTTAGGTTATAAAATAGTTTACAGCTACATGACTTGGGATGAATTTGATAGATACAATAAAACTTGGGACTCTTGGGATTCATTAAATTTAAGTTGGGAAGATAGAGAAAAATATAAAGAGTAAGGGAAGTGATTTAGAATGCCGGCGAAAAACAAGACAAGTTTAGGACTCAATCAATGGCTTGGGAATGAATATCCGAAGCGAATTGATTTTGTTGAAGACAATAAAATAATAGATGATGAATTAATTAAAAGGGTAAAATACACAGATGTAGCAACGGATACAACAGCAGGAATAGTAGCACTTAATACGATAAGCGATAAAATAAAACTAGAAGCTCCAAAGCCTGATTTAACACCGTATATTCCATTTTCAAAAGGATATAGGAATAGTAGTAATAGCGACTTTGTACTAAGAGGCAATAATACTGACTGCTGGGCACCACGACATCTGTATATGTATCTTGAAAATGGTGACTATATGGGCTGTTTTCATGTAAATGGAGGAAGAGCTTATTATAAAGTACCAAATCGTAATGGAGGAAACTGGTGCGAAATCATGGACAATCACGACATGGCTGCAAGAGATAATCGTATGAACGTGATAGATGGAAATGTAAACGCAGCACGAGGAAGAGCTGATGACGCTTGGAACAGGACACAGCATTTGTATGATTTACGTAACCAAGATAATAATGATAAGTGGCAGAATTATATAAGAGACATCAGACTTGCAGGTTTTATGGAGTTACCTCTGTGGGGTGCAAATACATCTACTGAAAGAGGCGGTTATGTGGTAACAGGTATAAGAAACCATGATGCTAATTCTGTTCTGGGAACAGGTGATTACGCACAATTGAGGGCGTTGCAATTTTTTAGAAACGGACAATGGTTAAACATAGGATTTGCATAGAAGGAGGTAAAAATGAAATTTATAGTAGATAGAACTGAAGCGAAACAATTTAAAGATGGTATGAAATACATTGCCATATTTGATAAAGATAATAAAGATTGGTATGAAGAATTAAAAAAATTCAAGACCGACACTTTAAAAGTAATGTACAACAAGGAAACTTATTTGGTTTTAAGCACAAATATAGATGCCACTATGATAGCACCAACAATGGTTGGAGATGTAGTGGAAGAAATAGAATATCAGGAAGTAAAAGTAAATCCAAATTTGTATTTTGTGGATGGAAAAGTTGTAGAATTACAGAATTATGAAACTATTAAAAATGGTAAAATTGTATTTAATCGAGACAAAAAAATAGAAGAAATAAAAAAAGAATTATACGATTTAAGAGTGGAGCGTGATATTGCACCGTTTGAATTTGAAGTTGATGGTGTGGCATATTTGCAAAATAACAGGAGTATAGATCAATCAAATTTAACAAGAATTGTCGTAATGTGCCAAGCATTGAAGAAAACAACTTTTGAGAATTGGAAATTTTATACAAAGGAAAATAGTGAGAAATATGTAAATTTAACTATACAGGACATGATGAAAATGGCAAACATAATGCAAGAACAGACTACTAAATCAATGGCTGCAGAAACATTTTTGACTCATCGTTTGGAAAATCTAACTGACGAGGAATTAAAAAAATACAATGCAAAAGAAGAGTATGAAAAAGCATATAAAAATATGTAGAGGGAGAAATTATGGAATTAGAAAAAGATAAGCTATATATATGTTTTCATAAGCCCAAAAGACTGATAGGGCATTTGATAGCACTGTGGACGTTTGGAAAATATTCGCATGCCGAATTTATTTACAATGGTCAAGTTTTTTTGTCTAATCCTGGTGGAGTTAGAACAAGGAAATTTGAGTTTCAAAAGAATATGGATATTTATGAGTTAGATAGTAATATTGATGCGAAAGATATTATTGAGTTTTTTAAAACAGCACAAGGTAAAGGTTATGATTATCTTGGGATATTAGGGCAATTTTTCTATGCTGACAAGGTACAAGATGCTGACAGATATTTTTGCAGTGAATTTTGTTTAAATGCGGTAGATTATGCCCTGCAATTTACATTGACATATAAATTGAAATCGTTAAAAGACAGGATTGGCTATCAGTTCAATCCGTCGAAATTATTTAGGTATTTAAAAAATATGGAATTAATAAAAGAAAAGGAAGTGATTTAAATGTATGTATTAAGTAAACTAAGTTTAAGCAGATTGGAAGGAGTACATCCCAAACTTTCAGAACTCTTCAAAAGAGCGATAGTGGATAGCCCGCATGATTTTATGGTAGTACAAGGATTGAGGACAGCGGAATATCAAAGAGAGTTATATAGCCAAGGACGGACAAAACCTGGCAAAATTGTAACAAATTGCGATGGGTATACGCATAAGTCAAATCATCAAGCTAAAAGTGACGGATATGGACATGCTGTCGACTTTGCAATTTATGACCCTTCAATTCCAGGAAACATTGATTGGGATAACAATAAAAAATATAAAGAAGTTGCGGAGCATTTAAAAAAGGTCGCAGCAGAAATGAAAATAAGTATCGAGTGGGGTGGGGATTGGCGAAAATTCAAAGATTACCCACACATTGAATTAAAATAATAAAAATAGGAGATGATAATAATGGATAAATTAGCAGCAAAAATATATTTGACAGGTAAAATTTTAGAATTAGGAAAGACTTTAATCTATAAAACAGAAATAGTTTCAAAAGGAAAGGCTGGAGTAGAAAAGTTTAAGCAGGTGTATGAAGATTTTTGGGATAAGTTAGAAGATCTGTTGGAAAAAGAAAAATCAATTGATAGAAAATGGATTCCTGACTTCGCAGAAGAGATTGGTGAAGAAGTTCTAACAGAAGTTTTAAAGGAGGCTAGAAAGACATTTGATTTAAAAGTTATACTGCAACAAATTTTTGATGAGGAAAAATTGGGGAACAAAAACATATTATAACAGCATAGGAGAACAGGAATGTATTTTAAAGAAATTAGTGATTTAGGTGCTTTAGTGGTTATATGTGGGATATTTTTATATTTTGTGAAGAAAATTTTTGATTTGGTAATAAACGATATTAAAAACAGCTATGAAAAAATAATTAGTGAATTACAACATGCTGAAGCAGGGCGGGCAGTTCTTATAGCAGGGAATGAAAAACTTATAGAAGTTCTTAACAGGTTAGAAAGTAGATTAAGAACGGAAAAAATAACAGGAGAGGCACTTGGAATAATGCTTAATACTAAAGGAAGTCAAATGTGTCTTTGTATAAAGAATGAAGCAATAGATATAATTAATACAAACAGTATTGATAAAAATTGGGATTCTATAGAAAATGAAATGGATAATCTTTATGATGATAAAATATTAAAATTTCAGAAAGAATATCATAATTTAATGGAATTCGACACGTTTTCAGAAATTAATAAGCAGTTTATTGTAGAGCTTAAGAAGTCAAAAGATGGAATAATATCAATATTGTCAAATTTAAAAGAGGCACGGGAGCTTATGGATTATAGAATAGCGATAAGAAGAGTGAGTGCTGTTATGGATAAGACTAAAAAGAACATGCACAAGATAATAGCAGAAATAACAAATGAAGGATAG